AGTCCTACAAGTTCATCCGAGGCGTTCCCCTGCGGGTTCCCGAAGGGGTGCTTGACGTGATGCTCGCGGCAGGGTACGTTGAGAACTACACTGTGGAGGTCAAATGAAAAAGAAATCAAAGGCACAAAAGAAGGTCGGCAAGGTGATGCGCGAATACAAGGCTGGCACCCTGCACTCCGGTAAAGGTGGCCCTGTCGTCAAATCGAAGAAGCAGGCTGTCGCTATCGCGTTGAGTGAGGCTCGTCGTGCCAAAAAATAAAAAGGCGTTCTGGGACAAAAAGAACCCGAACAAGAAATCGAAGCCGTTGACGAGCAAGCAGAAGTCTGCTGCTAAGCGTCGTGCCGCTGATGCTGGTAGACCGTACCCGAACCTGGTTGATAATGCGTGGGCGAAACGTAATGGCTAAGACTCCTGCGTGGCAACGCAAAGAGGGCAAAGACCCGACGGGTGGCCTCAATGCGAAAGGTCGTGCCTCAGCCAAACGGCAGGGCATGAATCTGAAGCCACCGGTGTCTGCTGCTCAGGCGAAACGATCACCGAAAGCTGCTGCCCGCCGCAAGTCGTTTTGTGCCCGCATGTCGGGGATGCCTGGTCCGATGAAAGATAGCAAGGGTCGCCCGACGCGTAAGGCTTTGGCTTTGCGTAAATGGGACTGCTAAACTACCGTTCGTTCACGAACAGGAGAAAAACATGGCCAAGAAGTCAATGAAACTCGGTGGCGGAGGTCGGTTCGCCAAGTTGGAGAAGTCGTTGAAGGGCAAGGTCAGCGATCCTGCTGCTGTTGCTGCGTCTATCGGACGCAAGAAGTATGGTGCGAAGAAGATGGCGAAGATGGCTGCGGCTGGGAGGAAGCGTTCCAAGTGAGCAAGTACAAGTCGAAGTCTTCCAAGATGCGCCACGAAAAAGGCGAAGGCAAGAAGGAACGGATGATGGAGTACGGCAAAAAGAAGGGTAAGCGTAAGTAATGCCTCTGCCGAAGAACAAGAAGTCTTCCGTCAAAGGTGCTCCTTCTAAGGAGTATCGTCCGGCACCGAAAGCCAAGAAAGGTAAGCGCACCCGCAAGAGTTCTGCGAAAGCGCAGGCAGGTTCGTTCCCAGGGTACGGAGGGTACGTCTACTAGATGACGACAGTTGCGACGGTCCTGAACAGGGCGTCGCGGCAGATGTTGGCAGGGGTCGTTGAAGAACGCAACAAACTATCCGCGACGATCAACAGTAGTGCGACGAGTGTTGTCACTACTTACGATCTTGGCGGCCTTCGTGCTGGTTCTGTATTCGAAATCGACTCCGAGCTTTTCTATGTTTGGGAAGCGAACCCTGCGTCAAAGACGGTTACGGTCGAGCGAGGCTATTCGGGGACTACTGCGGCGTCGCATACCGCGAGTGCGCTGATTACGTTGAATCCTCGGTTTCCGAGGGCGCAGATGTTGGATGCGGTGAACGCCGACCTTGATGATTTGTCGTCTACGGCGAACGGCCTGTTTCGTGTGGTGACGGTTGATTTGACGTACAACGGGTCTGATCGGCAGTTGAACATTACGTCGTCGGGAACGATTTTGGAGTTGTTGGATGTGCGTCTGCGTTATCAGGCTGATGATTATCCGGTGATTCATTCGGCTCGTTTGCAGACGGGTTTGCCGACCACGGATTTTGCGTCGGGGAACACGCTGGTTCTTGATGAGCCGGTGATGGCTGGTACGTTGCGGGTGCGTTACAAGGCTCCGTTTGTGCGTGCCACTACGGAGGCTTCGGATTTGACGACTGACTGTTTTCTGCCTGCCACCTGCGATGACATTATTGAGATGGGTGTTGTGATGCGTTTGATGGCTGGTCGTGAAATCAAACGGAACTTTACGGAGTCGCAGTCTGATACGCGTCGCCCTGATGAGGTGCAGGCTGGTGCGGTTGCGAACTCGGTTGCGAACATTCAGCGTTTGCGTCGTGAGCGTGTCGTTGCTGAGGCTGGCCGTTTGAAGGCGCAGTACCCGATCAGATTCAGGAAGTAGCCGATGGCTACGCTGACGCGTTTCAAGGACGCTTTTAGACCGGCGACAGGGTTCTACACGGGTACTGGGGCAACCCAGCTTGTTCCTGATGTGTTCCCTATTGCGATCAATGGTCGCCCGTATTTGGTGGACATAAAAAGTAATCAGTTCACTCGCCAGTTTGATGCGCGTGTTCGTGACTCGGTTGACCAGTCGACGGAGCCTGGTGAGGGTGCGTTGAATCCGCAGGGTTTGTGGCGGCGTTCGCAGTCGTCTTGGCATTATGGTGCGGGGCAGGAGTATTCGGACACGGCTGATGCTGAGGCGTACCGTTTCTACACAAGCAAAGGTATTGACGTGTGGGCGAAGGGTCGCCTGTCGTTGTTGAAGGATACGAGCAAGGTGTACAACTCGGCTAACAGCAATCTGTATGCGACGACTGCCGATACCCGTTTGTATGGTACGGATGGTCAGAACGTCAAGTACACCGCTGACTTTGCGACGATTACGACGGTGACTGGTACTGCGGCATCAAACATCTATTCGATTACATCCGACGGCTACAACGTGTTCTACTCGTACGCGAACGGGGACATTGATCAGACGAACGCTGGTACTGGTGCTTCGTCGGCGTACATCACTGGTATTGAGGCGGGCAGGTTGGATTATGTGAAGGGCCGTCTGATGGTTGCTGGGCAGGGTACGGATAAGCACAAGATTTGGAACATTACGACTGCGCCTGGGTCGAGTGCGAATAATCCGTCGGCTTTGTACACGCATCCGAATACGAACTTCAACTGGGTTGGTTTTGCTGGCGGACAGTCGCACATCTACTGTGCCGGTTACTCAGGCAACTTTTCGTTGATCTACAAGACGGCAATCAAAGCAGATGGCACGTCGTTGGACATTCCGACGGTTGCCGCCGAACTTCCACAAGGTGAGATTGTTCAAGAAATCTACGGATACCTCGGTTATGTAATTATCGGTACGGCGACTGGGTTCAGATTTTGTTCGGCTGATGATGCTGGGAACCTTGTGATTGGTCCGCTTGTTGAGATTGGTGGTGCAGTCAAATGTTTCGCTGGTATCGGCAAGTATGTCTATTTTGGGTGGACGAACTTTGACACCACCTCAACAGGTATTGGGCGTATGGACATCTCGGTGTTCATCTCCACCAACCAGCCCGCATACTCCTCCGATTTGATGGCTACGGCTCAAGGCACGGTGGTGGACATTCACGAGTACAACGATGAGCCGCTGTTCACGGTGGCAGGTCAAGGCGTGTACACGCCTCATGCGACAGATTTGGTGTCGTCGGGTTATCTGCGGTCGGGTATTTACAGGTGGGGTGTACCTGATGCCAAGTTCATCCCGAAGCTTGACATCAGGTGTCTGCCGTTGGCTGGGTCGGTCACGATGTCGGTGGCTGCTGATGATGGGGCGTTCCACGATTTCAGCACCTTCTCAACGGCGAACGCCAAAGAAAAGACGTTTGACGGGTTGGAGGACAAGGTGTTTGAGGCGGAGATCAAGGTGACGTTGACGAGGGATGCGGTGGCTTCCACGGGGCCGACTCTGACTCGTTGGATGGCGAGGGCGTATGCTGCCCCGCTACGCAGCCAAATCTTTTCGGTGCCGATTATTATGCATCACCGGCTGAATGTTGGGGGTAGGGAGTATTGGCAGGACGTGGATGTGGAGCTGGGCTATTTGCGGGATTTGGTGGAGAATCCGAGGGTTATCACTTATCAGGAGAATGAGGAGACGTTCGCTGTGGTGGTGGAGCAGGTGCAGATGCAGGTTCAGCAGATCAACTATGCCCATGTAACTAATGACCATGAGGGGACTGCGGTTGTGGTGATGCGTAGTGTACGATAGGAGATTGAAATGGCAGCAGTAACTCGCAGGCAGTACAAGGGCGCAGCCGCCCAGACGACGATCACGAACGCGTTGGCGTCGGGTGATACGTCGGCTACGTTGGCTGCGACTACTGGTTGGCCTTCGACGGCTTCGGTGCCGTTCTATGTGGTCATTTCGCCTGGGACTGCTTCTGAGGAGAAGTGTACGGCGACGATTTCTGGGTCTGTTCTTACTTTGACTCGTGCGCAGGATGATACGACTGCCCAGTCTCATGCTTCGGGTGCGACGATCTATCCGGTGTTTTCGGCTGATGATGCTGATGAGGCGAACCTGTTTGTTTCGACGTACACGACTCGCGGCGATTTGTTGACGATGAACTCGTCGGTGAATCCGACGCGTTTGGCTGTTGGGTCGGCTAATACGGTGTTGAAGTCGGATGGTTCTGACCCGTCGTGGGGTACGATTGGGGCTGCAAATCTGACGTCGGGTACGGCTCACGATGACCAGTTCGTTCTATCGGCTCAAATCTTCGGCTAACATAGGAGTCTCATGGCATCATTTACGAAACTCGCCCTTCAGCCTGCTGGTACGACTGGTGACGGTCTTGGCATCCTTGTGGCGGCGACTGCTACGGCTGGTACTGCGATTCATACTGCTTCTACGACGACTACGACGATTGACGAGTTGTGGTTGTATGCGTACAACAATGATACGGCTGACATTTTGTTGACGATTGAGTTTGGTGGTGTGACTGCGCCGAAGGATGTCATCAAGCAGACGATTACGACTCAGGCTGGTTTGTTGTTGGTGGTGCCTGGGCTTTTGATTCAGGGTAATGCTACGGCGAAGGTTGTTCGGGCGTTTGCTGGTACTGCTAATAAAATCTCTGTGTTTGGCTACGTCAATCGAATCTCGTAGGGCTGGTCGCTGATGCGTTTCGGTGAACGCACCCGATCAGGAACATCTGTATCAGGGTGGACAAAGAGAAGTGCGGCGGCAAGCACGGTAGAAGTTGAGTATCTCGTCATCGCTGGTGGAGGCGGCGGTTTGAGCGATGGTGCGGTTGGTAGCGGTGCTGGTGCTGGTGGTTATCGCACGAATGTTTCGGGTGAGACTTCTGGTGGTGGTGCTTCTGCGGAAGCAAAGTATTATGTCGTCAAGGGCGTAACGCAAACAGTGACTGTTGGTGGCGGTGGCACGGGTGGCAACGCTGGCACGGGTCAGGGCAGTCACTCGTTCTTCGGTTCTATCATCAGCATCGGTGGCGCAGGTGGCAGCATCAGTCGTGGCGGTTCTGGTCAAGGCGGTAATGGTAGTTCAACAGGTACGGCTGGTTTAGGCATAACAGGTCAAGGCTATGACGGTGGTAGCGCATCATCGGCAGGTACAGGCAATGAAGCGTGCGGCGGCGGTGGCGGTGCTGGTGCGGCAGGTCAAAGCGTGAACGCATCAACAAGCACGGGCGGTAACGGCGGTGCTGGTGTCTCATCAAGTATCAACGGCACGGCAACAACTCGTGGTGGTGGCGGCGGCTCTGGCGCACGGTTCGCAACAGGAACAGGAACAGGCGGTACGGGTGGTGGCGGTAATGTCGGCTCAAACGGTTCAGCCAACACAGGTGGAGGCGGTGGTGGGCGCATCTCAGCGGCAAACGCAACTGTCGGCAACGGCGGCTCAGGCATCGTCATTGTGCGCAGTACGACACCTGCCGCATCAACAACAGGTAGCCCGACCACAGGCACAACAGGTGCGTACACCTATTACACATTCACAGGCAACGGAAGCATCACTTGGTAGGTATCTGATGGCACACTTCGCACGCATAGGAAATGGTGTTGTTCTGGAAGTCAATGTCATCAACAACGCTGTGCTTGGCGATACCGACTTCCCTGAGAGTGAACCTATCGGTCAGGCGTTCATCGCATCGCTAGGTATCGCAGGCGAATGGAAGCAGACTTCTTACAACAGCAACTTTCGTGGCAAGTACGCAGGTATCGGTGACATTTATGATGCCGAAGCAGACGAGTTCGTAACCCCGAATGTTGAAACACCAGCGTAAATACCGCTGGCTCATCTTCACCCCAGCAGCACTCCTCGCCCTCACCACCCCAGCCCAAGCCGACATCCAACCAGGACTAAACCTGGTCGCATACCAGTTCCCGTCAACAGGGATACCGCTACGTGTAGACAACCTCTACCCCACCTGCGGGTCAGAAACCGAAAACAACATCAATCGCAACTACAACGGCGAACCCATCGACGGCTGCCCACCCGACTACTTCATGGCCCACTACACGGGCTACATC